ATTCGCATCTCTTACTATGATTAAATAACCATCGTCGGGTGTTGCATCATCAAACAGAAACCAGAAGGGGCCAAGCGTTCCATCAGCATCAATATTCGCAGGATTTGGCAGGGGGAAATTTAGTGATGGATCGGAATAAACATTCTTAGCCAAGGAAGGATTAAGGCTGCTATAGGTGTAGAAAAGACCGCCAGATAAAGGCTTTCCATTCTTTTGTACAAAATACCATTTAGGGTTCGGTCCAATACTAAAGGTTATCGCCATTTTTCACATTCCTTGTGAATTGATCAGCTATTTTTTAAGCATAGCATTAATTAATTTTTCTCTCACCTTCGGCGAGGTTAAAGCATTTGTAGCTTGGCGAGCGGCATAAGGAACCCCAATACCAGCAGCTAATGCGCCCGCAGGGCCAAACGCCGAACCTGCCATAGTAGCGGCGGTTAAAGGAATAAAATCCGATAGCCTATTCCCTGTTTTTGGGTTTCTCATTAAATCGAATGCTTCAGCATTCTTGCCTGATAATTCGGAAAAATCCTTTAATTTCTTTCTAAATTTTGCATCAGGGAAAAGTGTTTCGAACTGCTTTTCACCTAATGCCTTTTTACTGATTAATTGTTTTAACTTTAAAGGATCTATGACGCCGCTTTCATCAGTGGCTCTTTTAAGATAGCCATATCCTAATAGCTTTCTTTTATCTTCTGGAAGCTTGCCAACCAATTTATCTAATAGAATTGACCTATCAGTATTTTTACCAGTCTTGATAAAGTATTGAAGGATAGTTTCTGGGTCGGCTCTTCCTTCTGCAAATTTATTAATATCTCTATCTAAAAATTGGGAATAGTTTTCAGCATAATTCTTTTCTGCTTTATTGTAAGAAGATTCTAGTTGTTTATTACCAGTTTTCTTTATACCTGACTTAATATCAGACCCTAAAGATTTAGACAGTTTAGAAAATACCGATGCAAGGTTTCTATCAGATATATTCGGAGAACTTCTATAATTATCGGCAATTTCAGATAGTTTGCCTTTTAATATATTTGCCTCTTTTAAAGAAGGGTATTTCATAGATGAAACTATCGGTTTACCTTCTTTATCTAAAATTTTACCTGCTACTTTTTCAACAGGGGAAGCATAATTTTTTAAGCGCTTAAATAAAGAGGCTACTTCTGGCTCAGTCTTTAAAATATTTGTTCCCTCAATAGCTTTCATATAACCTTGAGCTTCTTTAGAGAATGTTGGTAATTCTAATTTCAATCCTGCTTCTTTAGCTATTTTGTCCGAATCATCATAAAGCGATTGTTTAATTTTTGTATGTGCTACTTTTGCCTCTTTCAAAGCATCATTAATCGCTGTTTCATAATTCTTAGGATCATTCTTTCCTAATAGTTCTTTCATTAATCCTTGACCGCGCTCAACAAGTTGCTTGCCAGTTTGCTGCATCTTATCGACAGCGCCAGAGAAGGGGATTTTTGATAATACGTTTTCGTGCATATATTTTAAAAACGGAGATTGTAAAACATCGCCCAAGGGTGTTTCTGTTCCTTTGGTTAATTCTAAGGCATTTCTAAGCTCATCAGGGGTTTGCTTTCCTCTGAAAAGATTAGATGGACGCAGAGCATTAACAGCCGCTTTTCCGGCAGGAAATAATGAACCAACTATCCCACCACCAATTGCGCCGCCTAATTGGTTCTCTGGCTCCATTGCTGCACCTGTTAATGCTCCCGCTGCCGGAGCATTTAAAGCATTTACTGCTTTTTCTATTTTTGGCGCACTCTTTAAAGAATTAGACATACTAGAAAATGCTTTAGCAATTCCTGGTAATCCATGAATAGCTTTAGCACCAGCACTTAATACACCAGGGCCCACAAAGTAGGAGCCAATACCGCCTAATTTAGTGGCTAAAGTATCCGGCATAACGTCGAAACTTTTGTATTCAGGAACTTGCATTCCAGTTGCCGCATTTACCCCTTTAATGCCTAAATTTGCCAATCCTGGCCCGATATTTGCAACACCTTGCGCTAATCCGCCCGCAGCTTGCAAATGCGCTGGTAAGCCTTCTAACGCTTCTTGGCCGAATTCTTTAGCTTTATCTAAAAATGATTGACCTTGTGGTTGCTGATCTTGTGGCATTCCCTGTTGTTGCTGCATACCGGATTGCTGTTGCCCTTCCATCTGCCTACGTTCTAATTCAGCTCTAGCCCTACGCTGCAATTCAGCTCTAGCCATATCTGGGGTTATGTTATTGCTTTGCATTAACCGCCTCCCAATATTGCCATTAACTGCTCATTAGACATTTGTCTAATAGGATCATTTTGATTAGTCGAAGACTGAGCATTACCTGGAGATTCCGGTTTTCCTCTGGTCTGAGCATAAGAAGCGCCTATATTAATAGCATTCCTAGCCTTATTCGCTTCTTGCAAAGCTTTTACAAAATACTTTTGGGAAGACTCCCTAGCTTCGGCGCTTAATCTCGGATAAGAAGCTTTAATATTTTGTTGTCCAAGCTCCATTAAATCATGAGTAGTTGTAACACCTGGTTGTCCTCTGGCAAGTTTTACTTCATTTTGCGCAATTTCAAATTGTAATTGCTTTGCTGCAATAAATTTACCTAATCTTTCCTGAGAAGCCTTATCTGTTTTAAAGGTATCTACTAATTGTTTTGGAGACATATTAAAATAACTTTCTGCATAAGGCTTTAATCCTTCTTGGGCATATTTAGTTAATATCTCTATTTCTTTCTCAGCCTGATTACCTAAAATATTCCCTGTTATTACAGGTGCGGTAGTCGTTCCCTTAACAAGTCTATCAAAACTAGATCTTGAAGCAGGCGATAGGTCATTTAACTTTGTTCCATCAGATAGAGTGTTGCCACCTTGCCTTAATATATTAGCTGCTTCGTAAATTTTTTCAGGATCATTTTTTAACTGTGGATTGTCCTTTGAGACTAAATTCTGAAACATTATTTCTTCTTTGCCGCCGACACCCATGCCAGCGCCACCCATTCTGCGATAATCAGCCATAGCTTTTTTAGACGCAATATCTGCTCTAGTTAATTCCGGATAAAATTCATTTTCTTGCTGAATTTTTTTTAATTCATGCGGAAGCATAGCATTCGTTTTTCCAGTCATTGCATTACGATGACCAATCTCCGACTGCATATTAGGCTCGTACCACTTATTCCTTAAACCTGAAAATACATTCTCTTGCTTTAACTTTTCTGGCAAAAATTCATTCGTAATATTCTGACCTTTAGTCAAAGAATTACGATGCCCAATTTCCGACTGCATGTTAGGGCCGTAGTATTGGTTTTCTAATTGCTGCTTATTGAGCGCATTTTGTAAGCGCTCAGCTTCCATTCCAAATCCACCAGCCGGAAGCGCATTAAGGGGTAATGGCATAAATCACCTTATCCAAATAGTCCATTTTTAAGCATACCTAAAAGGCCACCGCGCTTATTTGCGCTATCTTGCTGCTTCCCATATTCTTTCCCATAAGCAGCGCTACCCATATAATCTCCGGCTTGTGCCGCTAGCTGGCTTAACATATCGCCTGCGTGTTGGCCATAACCCATCTGATTACTTAGACCTTGCCCATATTGAGTATTAATACCAAGTACATTTTGAAGCCATTGATTCATATCTTGGCTTGCGATGCCGCCCGCATTTTGCTGCATTTGCTGCATAAGAGGAGTGCTACCGGTAAGACCTGTTGCCGATCCCGCATTTTGACCAGTTTTCATGGCCTGATCTTGCATATACTTAGCCCAAGGCGATTCCTGGTAATTTTGCATTTGGTTGTTAATGAATTTGGAAGGATCTTTCATACTGGAAAGCCAATCACCCATTCCTTGCATACCTTGTTGACCAAAGTTAAAGAAAGGATTTTGAAAGCCTTTAGCTTGTTGAAAATACTTATCATAAGCTTGGCCGCCCTTTTCGTAAGGTGCGCCAGAATTGCCGAACTGGCCGTTTAAAAATTGTGATAGACCGCCCATGCTAGGGCTGCCACCAAATCCGCCCATTCCGCCGCCACCACCGCCCATCATGGACATTGGATTAAATCCGCTTTGCATATCTACATATCCTTATGTAAATGTAACTGTACGCCAGCTTGAAGAACTGCTCTGCCAAAACTGAGGTGCATTCACTGTAATATTATATATCATTTGGCCGTTTACTAAAGCCTGTAAAGTATTTCTTTCAACTGTTGTCAGCTGAGGAAGAAATATTCCATTTTGACTAAGATAGCTAATCAAGGTCTGATAAAACGAAGACCAGTAATAAATCCAAACATCAGCCATGATTAGATCTTTATCTTTATTAATAGCCGGATCGTATAAAGGCGGCTGATCAAAATCTAATTGGCTTGGCATTCTTTACTCCGGCAATACTTCCATCGCCCACGCAGCACCTAAGATTTGGAAAGGAAAGTCGTCAAAGAATTCAATCTTCACAACAAAGCCCTGACCACGTGGTATAACGCCCAATTTTCGCCATAGCGTGCGAAACGTCCTTTGCCCGACCAATCCCATAGGGGCTGGAATTATGTAGCCATACGTCTGTCCACCGTCCTTAGAAATAGATAGGAATACGGTAGGAGAATCATTGTTAAATTGCTGGGTAAATCCTTCTTCCAAGATAATCGTATCGCCTGATTCTGTGAGGATATCAAAGCCTGATTCGGTTAAAAGTGCGATATCGGTAAAGACTACGTGCGGCACAAATGGACTGCCTTGCAATAAGTCTAGTTGGAATCTATCAATTCTTATGCGCTGATAACCTGGCGGCACAAAGGATCGGCTAATGCGCATACGTCTGATTGCCTGACCGTCATTGGTAAAATTGCTATTGTCCAAGATATAAAATATAGGCAGAGAGTAATGTCCGACATAATTCTTGCCACCAAAATAAGAATGGGTTTGTGCGGGATGTCTGTTACCGTTTAGAACTTCTTCCTCATGCCAGAGCTTTGTTTCTTCTTGCTGAGGATTACTGAGAGATACGTCATAGACAAAGGTGTGATTGGCAGCGGTGAAATTTAATCGATAAAAAATCAATCCATTTTCTTTGACCAAGAAGGCGCGAGCATCTGAAACTTGTTGAGCTTCTGCGTATTGTGAGAGAGTAAAATCTAGCGCTCTAGTGCTAACAGGAATTGCTTGCGTTCCTGTTACTTCCATCACAGACCCTAGCCCGTCAGCATCTTGTGCTAAGAAGAACATAGTATCAAAGCCAGTTGCGATGCTACCGATTGCAGGTGTGCCATATTCAATTAAGAGCGAGTTGTTACGCCTAAAAGGAAGATTTGCGCCTATCCCTTGGTTTTCCCAAACTTCTGTGAAGTTTTGAGAGAATAGAAAAAGCCGTCTGTGCAGAGTTCGACAAGCAACAATATTGCCAGGGTGTGAGGTAATTAACGCTAATTGAAGTTGACCATTATTAGTGATTGATTGAACACCGGTGCCAGTGGTAGTCAATACGATAGCGGCACCACCTGGCGTTAAAGCTATTTGGATATTGTTGCCGCCTGGTTGACCGACTACATAGTAAATTGTCCCCGACACTAAAGGTGCTGGTAATGTTCCAGTTGTTGAAACTGTAATAGGCGTGCCAAGCTGGAAGTTAGCAATGTTCCCAGATAGTAGTAAATTAGTAGTTGGTGGTCCTACCACTGTTAATGTAGTTGCGGGCGTTACTCCCCATATCAAACCATTATCAAGTGCTGATAATTGAAATTGATTAGTGTCACCATTTGCTACGACAAAGAAATTATCAAGTGTACAAACATCAATGGGTTTTAATGGGAAAGCCGGATCGGTAATTCTTACACCTAACCCACCAATGCCCACATCATAAATCCAACCTTGAACACCATCTACAAAGATGACTTGGTGAGAGTTAGCATCTATCCCCACATAGCCTACATTGCTAGAACTTGTGAAGCTAAAGATGCGGGTAGCGGCGCCAGCCAATGTGACACGATAAACATCAAAACCAATAACAACATATTCATGCGGTTCTAGTTCTCCCACGCCCTGAAAAACAAACTGGCCTCTAAATCCGCCAGTCGGGGATAAAGGAAATACAATATTGGCGGGTGAGAGTCCGGATGTTGATAATAATGATTTAGGCTTTTTACCTAATGGGTCAATATATTGAAACAAATTGACGGAACGCTCGGCATCTAATGGGAGTACGCGCTGATTGTTATAACTACCAACAAGATCAAAATCCTGCATTGGTACGCCCATATCAATAACTCAATATGTTGGCCCAATAGAAAGGCTCGGGCGCGGTCAATATATTAGATGGACGAATAGTTAGATCAGTTTCATTCGCATTTTTGAAAGTGTTGTAATAATCCTGATATTCATCCTCAGCAGTTTGCGGCCAGTTGCCTGATGGATAGTAAGATAAAAACTTACGCGCAAGGGCGTACTTTAAGAATCCGTAATAGTTAGGGGGAAGTTCGCCTAATGTATCTTGTGCGGTTAATTCATTTATCATGCACTTTACTTGCAAGATACAAGGATAGGGTTGATCTGGAGCTGGATAGAATGTGACAAAACTCTCATGAGCTTGCTTATTCAAGAATACAAAACCAGGTCGAGCTATTAATCCCGTTTGTCTGACAACTCCATAATATTGAGACTTCTCAATAATCTTAATCGGATAATTTAAGCTTGTGCCAAAGGCTATATTGCCACTGCCAATGAATGTTGTAATGGTTTGTATACCAGTTCCGACGGACGTGATCGGAATTGGGAAACCGTTATTAGCATCATCTAAAGTGAGGGCTAAATAAATAATAGTTGGCGTTAAATTAATCGCGTAATAAGTCACACCTTCAACAAAAGGATTAGGCAATGTTCCCGTTGTAGATAATGTCACAGGCTGACCAGTAGGATAACTAGCGGTGGATGCCATTGTTAGCTGACTAGTTGAAGTGCTAGCCGTGTAATCAAAAGATATTGGATTAGGATTTGGTACGCCGCCAGTTCCTGCCACAATATAGTTAGCAAATGAAAGATCGACGATCCTATCAGCTACGATATTGGTGCCAGTTATCATGTCCGAGATTGAATAAGTATCTTGACCCATGACCATTGTGAAATTAATGGTTGTTAAGAATGGGATATAAATACTATCAGCTGCAAACTTATCAATTAACTCATTCAGTAAATCCAAGCCTGTTGAAAGCATGAAAGAATCGGGGGTTTCGGCAACGCCCAATTCTCCCAGCAAATACAATGAGTTAATGATGACATCATTAGTCGTCCTGACTACTTGCGGCATTCCATGCCTCCAAAAAGGTAAGGATTCGGTAACTTTTTATCTTGAATCCTTACTTAATCTTGCATTTCATCAGGTTTTTGACGAACGGGGAACGCATCGTGATCGATCCCTTTCGTGATTTCCTTAGCAAGTTTTTGGGCATGTGCACCATTATTCATCATGCAAGCATCGAACTTGTAATAGCGTTCTTCCATCATCGGCGCTTTGCCTGCCATTTTAGCGGTTTTCATTTGCTCTGCTTTAACAAAGCTATTGCTTTCGCTATGTTGGCTCTCTGCCATCCGTTGACGGTTGTTTGTGATTTGTGCTTCTTTTCCGCCTCTGATCGTGTAATCGCGGTTCTTCAAGTATTTTTCGCTCATGTTTATTCCTTATTTCTTTAGCTTCATTAGGGTGTGAAAACCACAGACCCGATGCTAATAACGCCTTATACTCATCCTCTTCTACGACTCGCATTTTGCCGGTAACGTGATAAGCACAACTAAGCATCGGGCACTCTTCCTTATGACAATAATTTAACTGCGTATTGTGGATGCCATTTAAAGCCGCACAAAATGTCTAAACGCATGAAGTTTTGGTAGCCCAAAATGTCGCCGGTTTGAGTTACGGCAAGTGATAATCCAGTTTCTGGATCAACTGCAACGCTTGCATAAGGAACTTGCAACTTGTAAAGAGGCGGACAAACGATATCCAATGCGCGAGCGGGATATGCAACGTTCACGTTGTAAGATTGGACAACGGTCACGACTGCACCACTTGGAATTGCATTGCTTACGTTTTGTAGAGGGGAAGCAGTGGAACTAATAATGGTTGGAGCAACAGTGATTGTCACTGCACCTGCACCGTTAGAACTTGCATTTGCCAAAATAACAAACTGCATATCTTGGCCAGTACCTTGACGAGAAAGTGGGTTAACACTTTGTACGCCAGCGATAGAGATAACATCACCCGCTAAGAAGTAGTTTGTTACGTTGATTGTAGCGCCTGCTAAAACGATAGTGTTGCCAGAAGCAACCGCACCGTTAACAGTTAAAGTGTCAGCCGGCGTTAAGGTAGGACCCGCACCTGCTTGGTGACGCACGATATTCTGAGATTGGAACACGTCGAAATAAGACAAGTGCCCAATTGCGGATTGTCTAACAATATCTTCGTTGAAGACTGGCGTAAATTGATTTAAAAGAGCGCCTTTCAAGGATGAGCCGTCGCGGACTGTCATTGCAAGATAAGCATCAGAAGAAATGTTTACGCCCATTTCTAGCAATTTAGCACCAGCTAAATCAACGGAAGAGAACGAGTTAATCGGGGTTCCTGCTACGCCTTGATACAGATAAAGATCAAGTTCAGCAGCACGCGAAATATCTTGTTCCATTTGGGAAATGATATTTTGAATCGCTGGTTGAATGAACATGCGAGAGAAGTCTTCAATTCGCAATGTTAAATCTTGTACTGTGTAGGAAATGAGGGCGTGGTATTGGTGGGCAACTGTGATGTTCTCAACAGTCTCAATGATGTCTTGAGGTACTGCGGTAGAACCATCGCCGACAATAAAGTTATTCTGTCTACGAACTTGTAAGGTATCACCGATCTTGTATCCGGAACTTTGAAAGTCATCTTGATAAATCCTAGATGCAGTCATTACAAATGGTGCATTGTTCGCAAACATCGCAAGTGCTGTATTACTTACAAGTTGCGTATTAATAAATTGGTTAGCCATGTTTACACTCCATTTAATCCGTTAAATGGCGTGGCGTTTATGGATCTATCTATTTGACTTCCACTCGCCAGCCTTCATTCGTCGGCGAATATCACCGACAGGTGTCTTATCATTGACAGAGGAGTGGTTAACTGGATTGCTCTTGATATTTCCAATGGGTTTGTGCGATGAATTACTTTTTTCATTGCCGCCACCAGTCATCAGAGCATGAGACAGTTTCACCATTTCTCTTGCTTGATCTACAGGGTGGAGTTGTGAAATACGTTTTAACTCATCTTTATTCTTGCCAAGTTTGTATAGGACTTCCGCAGGGTTATCTAAGAAAAGTGCAGCATCTCTCATGGCCGCTGTAAAAGGTGCATCTTGCGCCCTTACAACGTCTTCGAAGTCTTCAAACTTATCGGAACCCTTATCAAGATTTTCATGTAAGGATTGATAGCGTTTGTTGACATGCTCTTGATCTTCTCTCTCTTTCATCTTGCGCTTTTGCTCGTCCTGAGCATGAAGCGCGAGACGGACTGCTTGGTGGATTTGGTCGTTTACTTCTGGGTTTCCCTGTCCGTAACCGCCATTCATCTGCTCAGATTCGTCTTGCTGTGGTTGTTGGGTCATCATTTGCTGCATCTGATCCATTTGTGCTCGCATCTGTCTTAATTCCCTTTGGTGACGTTTTTCCTGTCTTCCTAGACGTTCTTTAACGCCAACCGGCAAACTGGTTTCTTGACCTGAATTGCCATCGCCCTGCATGTGTGTCGACCCTTGCGAGTCATCCACAATGTCTTCCGTGGGCTCTCCAACACCTACCGCTTCCATCGCATCTAAAGCTAGATCGTCCTGACCTTGACCAGATAAATTTTGAGTATCATCCATATCACTCTCTCCACTCGGCATAATTCTTGCCCCGGTTATAGGTGAACCGTGCACCCCAGAAACGGCCTTGTTTCTGTTATTAGTTTAGATATTAATCGCTTTGTATTAAAATACATCTATACAGGTATAGATTCGTATTGGATAATTGCGCGTAATAGCCCGAGTAACTCAGTTGGCAGAGTAGCTGCCTTGTAAGTAGCAAGTCGTGTGTTCGAATCACACCTTGGGCAATAATTATTCTTTAACTTTCTTCTCTTTAACACTCTTTATCCTATGCAATTCCCTTTCATGCTCGTGCTGTCTTTCTTGTTTGTGCATGTCTGAAAGAATTGACGAGATCTTATGCGTGAAATCGTGATCTAATTTATCGCGATCCTTACTATGCGTAATGCGCGTCTTCTCGATATTTGCCTCATGATTATAGACATCAAGCTGAGCATCCATCTGTATTTTTTGAGCTTTTATCATTAATTCGGCTTCATCGAGTTGGTGCTGTTGTTTCTTGAGTTGTAATTCTTCCATCTTAATTTTTAGCTCTTCTTGCTTAGCTTGAATCTCAGCTTGGGCCATTTGCATTTGTTGCTGCATCATCATTTGTTGGGGATCAGGCTTTGGTGGCGGTGGCTCACGACCTTCTTCCTTGGCTAAAATTTCAGGCGGAACTAGATTTGAAAGACGTTCCTTGATTTGAGGCATACTCTGAATATCTAGGTTACCAGCATAGAGATCAGCAATTAATGGGAACACTTGCGGATTATTCGCAATTGTTTGCTGCATGAACTCAAGCGCCACATCTTTCTGTACAGCAAATGACGGGCCGGTATCAATTTCAATGTCATAATCACCTTTGGTAAGTTCGTTCTCTATCTCACCATTAGGTAACTGTTTGTTCAATACTAGTGATTGAGTCTTGCCATCAGGCTTGGAAATGATAATATGCCGCTCATCTCCACCATATATCACTGGTAAAAGATCAAGCACTACGCGTCCGGCCTGTTCGATTGCTTGGTTGAGATTGTCAAAAAACACATATGCAGACATCGAGCCTTCAAGTTTACGTTCTCGTCTAGCTTTCCCGGACATATCCTTACCCTGGAGTTGTTCTTGTTCGGAGAAGCCCAATATTTCGCGTATATCTTGTCCGCCACGTTGAAAGTGTGTGAGCAGCGCGGGGGATAAATCCCACGGGGTTTGCTTCATAGGCATCTGCCCGGTCTTTGGATCGGGCTTTGCTCTTAAAATACCCATTTGTAACTCAGGATTACGCCATTCTTGCTCGTAACCGATGATATTGTCGGGTGTGCCTAACCATTGTTCGCGTCTACGGTTTTTAATCTCAGCCGCAACTTCTGATCCCACATAGTTAATGAATTTCTGGGCATCGCGCGCCTCATGAATGAATGACTTCGTATATTGACGCCCTTCGATGAATTGAGAGTCACCATCAACAAAGATTAGCGGCAAGAATTTAGAAGGCCATTCAGAGAAATCGATGATCTGATTCTGGATTAACCGATAGTGCATAATTCGGTAATCTTGCGATTGACGTTCAGCCACAATCTTGGGGATTTCGGCCATAATGACTTTGCCAATCTCTGAATCCTTAGCTAAGGTCATCTTTAGCTTGATATCAGGTTGCATCGCTTCCCATTCATCTTCTGAAACCGTGTCCCCATTAGAAAGCTTATAGAGTAGGACTGGATACCATTCTTTTACGAAGTAATCACAAAGGACAATCGTGTCTCTGGTTTCCCATTGGAAGTCTAATAAGTAATAAGGATCGGTATAGGAAACAGGATTAGTGATATACGGATAAGTCGCTGCAAATTCTTCTTTGCTCATAATGTAATTGCGAGCGCAATAATTACCATCACCCTTATGCGGCTTAATTGCGGTTGGATCAAAGACGCATCGGGTAGGATCGTTTACGCCAGTAAATTTAATGATCTGATTAAAAGAGCGCGGTGTTTCATAATCCGTCTCAACTTGAAACACACCAAAACCCATCATTAAGGACGAGCGAAATGCTGTTTGATAAACTAAATCGTTTTGCGATTGGTACGATATTGTTCTTACTAAGTCTGCACGTAAGTTTATTTGTTCTTGTGTGGCTTTTCCCGTTAAAGAACGAACAAGCAAATCTGGTTTATTCTTACGTTGCTCGCCTGCAATCTTTTTTGTAGCATCATAAAGCTTGTTGAACGTCATCGCTGGCTTAAATAGCCGCGTGAACTCTGATCTCTCTATTGCTGTCCACTGATCACGTATAACGAAATTAAGATCGTCCTTTCCTCGGACAATATTCTCGTTAAAGTAGCCGTTCCATATGTTTAGATTTTCCTTAGCTTTTGCAAGGACATCTAATTCATTAATACCCGCCTCATCAATTCGTTCGAGTCGGCGTGATTCCATATCACTCAATTGATCGGAACTAATCCCTTCTGGGTATGTTTCCATTAATTAACCATCCTTGGTTAAATACTAATTGCTTCGTA